CCTTGGTTTAACGAAGTCAACCCAGTGGAGATCTGCACCTAATGCAAGGCGTTTACGGCGGATCTTGCTGCTGCAACGAGTCGCCAGATTTGTGCGATGCTTGGCCAATTTGCACGGAAACAGATGGCTGCGCAGAGGAAAACGTAGTAATCCCGGGCTACGTCTCTATTGGATATCCAATGGGTCCGACTCTTTACGATGGACCGTTTTGGGTAGCGTGGCACAACTCTGTCGTTTCCAAGCAACGAGCACTTATTGAAACTACTATTGCAATTACTATCACCAAACGAACAGTGGTCCAAACTTCGTGTGGCGGTTCTTGCACGGTTGTTCCGACTCCAAAGGTTGACATCACTTGCACGGGCAGTGCAATACCGGCGGTCGCCGGATGTCAAATAACAGAGTACGTTGATACGTTTCAATGGACGTTTGATGGCAAGTTGGCGTTTATTGGCGGCAACAAAGATCAAAACCCCTGCGCAAGAATCTTGGACGGGGAAGCATTTCCCGGAGTTCCAAAAGGTCCATACCCTTACATCCTGACCGACTGCGCAAAGACTGGCCTCACTCCGTCAGTCGCAGTGCCAGTAACCACCGACAACGTCATTTGGTGGCCGGCGGAAAACAGACGGGTTGTTCCGCGCTTTGCTGGAACTAATTCTGTTTCCAAATCAGCAGTTCCGTCATCTGATTACACTCAATTGGCAACGTGTGGCGGATCAGTTTCTTCATTGAGGTGCGGAACAACCGCAGTCGAAACTGCAAACCTATGCATTGATGCGCCAATAACTATTGTTCCCGGACATTCCACCGCAACGGTTGGAGATACTGGGCCGTGCGGCGACGGTACGCACCCATGCCATCTTGGTGAAGGCGGAGTACCAGCGGCATGCGCGGAAGATGAGCCTAAAAACGGAGCACTAGAAGCAGCGTGGGCGATTGACATCAAAGAAGATGATCTGATTGCAACCCTAAATGCTATTGGGTTCCCAGTGAATAAAGCAATTGGGGATTTAAAAGACATGTGGGTTGCGCACACGTCTCACGGAAGATTCAGAATCATGTTTGGAATGGTAGATCGGCTAAACGCTGACGACGTGCTTCGTTTTACCGATGGGGTTTCCATTGTTGAATCCCATGTTGTTGGAGAAGCATCGCCCGGAGAGTCATTCACAATCAAAGTTGAATTAGACTTTAAGCCGGGAAACTGGTGCTGGCAAAACCCAAGGTGCGGTTGCGTACATTCGTTTTGCGAAAATGCGCCATCTACCATTGATGTAAATTTGTACACGTCGGATTTGACTGGGTGCAGTTCTACGGTTTTGGACGCCTCGTACATGCTTGCGCTCGGGGAATACAGAATTCCAGACGGCGCATTCCCGGCGGTATGCGGCGCAAACGCGACACCAAACTGCATGCAGTACCCAGTATCTACTCCGGGAAACTTTGTAGGAGCACCATGCGGTGCGTATTACCCTCCAGTATCTCCCGGCATTTTTATTGATTTTGTAGGGAGTCACCCTGTAGAGCGAGCACATGCGGGTTGGGTCAAATACCGGAACAAGTACGACCATTACTACTGCATAAATACGCTTGACCTTGCATATGCGTCGGCATGTTGCCCAGCGCCAATCTCAGCCGGCGGTCAAAACTATGACCAGATTGAGGTTTCATGCGGAACAGAAATTGACCCGGCGTGGTATGCGACACACGGGCCATGCCCCGGCGCAAACGGTGATTGCGTAAATCATACGACAATCATTACTCCAGAAAGCAGATGCAGGCCGGTCCAATATGTGTCCGGAGCCATCGCGTACTCTGCCGTTCCGGTTCCGTCTCTTATTTGCCACAACTGCCAAAGTTCATTCTTTGAATGTGGTCAAATGATCTTTTCGTCTTGCGGGATTGCGCTATATGACGTCTGTGACTGTTGTAATGCGCAAGTAACCGTAACCCAGTACGAGTTGATGATTGTGGACTGGGACACCACGGAGTATTGCACTCCAGTTGGTGTCCACGATTTGTATGGTGGCACGTCTGGAACAACGTGCGAAACCAAAAACTTCATCCAGATTGGGTACGCGGTGGTCGGATGAATTGCGAGCACTGGAGAGATTGCAAAATCCCACACGGAGGATGCTGTGATCTTGGCTTGTATGGCGGAACGCCATCCCGCGGCGTATGCGAACGGTGCCTCAAAACAGCAACTGTTCAGCCCACTGTTCCGCAGCAGCCAACAATCCTTGGCAAAGCAATTTCATACATCAAGGCAGAGGTGTCTGCTGTTGTGAGCAGCATCAGTGAAGACGATTACCAAAACAGACTTTCTCAATGCAAGTCATGTCCATTGCTGGTCAAGTCGTCTAAAGAAAATGAACTTGGCTGGTGCAAGGGATGCGGGTGCGGAACCGGGAATAGGGCAGAATTGACTACAAAAGCCCGCATGCCAGCAGCCACTTGTCCATTAAAAAAATGGACTAGCAGTAGTTCTGCAACCAGATAATATGCAAACAATAATTGACACCTGCCACATGGCAGGTGAAGGGAGATAAATGTCTCGGTTTCCATCATTTGAGCAAGAAGGCGACATGCCTCAGCCGGGCGTTAATCGTCCAACATATGGACCGATGCGCGGTGCGCCAATCAAGCCCGTCAAGTCATCAGCCCCCGCGTCTCCTCTTCAATTTCCGGGCATGCAGCAGCAGGCACAGCCTCCTGCCTACGGGATGCCTGCTCTTGGCGCAGAGAATCAAATGCCGCCACAGGCGCAGCCACAAGGCCGCGGCATGCCCCAAATGCCATCACAGGAGTTGCCTTCCATCGCTCCTACTCGGTCGCGAACTAGGCAGTCCCTGAATGAGATGTACCAAAACGCTCCTCCAATGCCGGGCCAGATGAAGCCGCCCGGACCGGGAAGCGACTACATCCGTGCTTATGAGCAACTTGAGAAGTCGAGGCAGGCTGTCGCTGTTGATCCGCGGTTCTCGCCGGAGCAGCGCCAACAAGCATTTGAGCGGATTGCTGCTCGCGCCGACGAGTTAGACCAAGGGTACATGGCAGGCCAAGAGTTGATGCAATCACCTATTGGCTACGACCTTCCTCCAGCGGAAGAGTTTGGCCTTATGCAACAAGGCTTGGAAACTGTCGGTAGCGGTCAAATCCGCAACCCAGCAACCGGCGACATCATGCCGTCGATTAAGTCTCCAACCGGCGAGATTATTCCGGCTCCACAAACGCAGCCAGAAATCGACGCTCTTCCGGACGGGGCCAAGTACATCAACCCCGAAACTGGCGACGTTGAAGTTGTTGGCGGAGGAAAGGGAGGCGGCAAGACTTCCCGAAGCACGTCACGCGCCACTGCTGCGCAGGCGGTCGATCAACTTGACATGTCTCCAGATGACGCAGCGGCGGCGTTTGAGAAATGGAATGCAAAGCAAGATCCAATGACCACCGCCGAAGAACGTGCGGTTGTAGACAAGATCATTTCTTCGCTTCCTGACGAACAAGAGCAGCAAATTCGTGCTCAAATCGAAGCAAACCCAGAAGGTGCAATTGAGTTGCTTTCTCAGTATGCGCCAAACATGGACATTGGCGCGGAGTTTGAAAGCGCCCGCATTACGGCGTTTGCTAACCAAGAAAAGGCTCGTAAGGGCCGAATCTCTAAAGTCGCTCAGGCAATGGGAATCGAAGTTCCAGAACAAGCAGCGAAGCCAGCAATCAATCCAGACCGATACCTTGTTGAAACCGGAAACCAAGGGACCACTCGCATTCGGCGCCGAGGAAATAGGCAGTTCTCTATTCCGGCAGTTCGAGGCGAAGATGGTCAGGTTCGTTTTGCCCCAAATGCCGTTCGCGAATTGGCAGACCTTGACGTTGACAGCGAGTTTGTAAATATCAGGCCGACAGAAGGTGGAAATCAGGTTCGCGTACTTCCGTTCAGTGCGAAGACAGTGAACCTTGAAAACTTTGCCCTTGATGACCAGCAGCGAGCAATTCTTGCAACAGAATCTGGAGCAATCCGCCCACGGCCTATGCAAGAATGGAATCGGTTTGAAGACGAACTTCGCAAGTTTGAAGTTACGAACGAAGTCTGGGATCCAAATAGCCTGACCCCGGCGCAAGAGCAGTTGCAATCTCTTGTGAACAATTTCTATCGCGAACTGTCTCCAAAGGGTCGAGCGGCAATGACAATGTATGTCGCGCACTCACTTGGACACGAAATTTCTCCGGATCGCGATTTCACGAGCACGGGCTGGGTAAAGAAGCAAATCCCATCGCAGCAGCCCGCCGCTGCCGAACAAACGCCAACCATGATGCCAACACAGCGACTGGCATCGCTCCGACAGAACAACATTCCTGCGACCATCAAGGCTCTGGACATGGGTTCCGAAGAGTCGTATCAAGGAAACATCAAAAATATCTTCCAAACGCTCAACGAAAACGCCGATTATTACATCGCGGAACAGGGCGTTCAATCTGACCCACGTGCTCGGCGTCGGTTGATTCTTGAAGAGATTGACCAGTTGGCTAAAACGGTGCGACCGGGTTCGTTTGAGAACCAAGAAAACTATGACCGGTTTGTTCGCGATCTGTACGGGTATGTCGGAGCAACACCTGATTTCCGGGCAACCGCAACGCCACCAACTAAGCCCGCTGCTCAGGCGCCGCAAACAACAAAGCCGACGCAGAAGCCAGTAAGTGCGCCTAAGCCAGCGCCAACACAAGCAGAAATTGACCGCAAGAAATCAGAAACGGCTGTTCAGCGGCGTAAGGAAATGACTGGAGAAAGCCGCCGCGGCGCGTACTCTGACTACCTTGATACGGCTAAGAACATTGATGAAAATTACGACATTATTGCGCGGTCCGAGCGACTGAATCAGGCTGCTCGTAACGAAAAGGCCAACGCGTTTAAAGCAGAGCAAGAAGCAGCGACCCGGGAATTTGAACGGCAAAACCTTCCGCTTTCGGCAAAGCGGCAAGAAGAAATTGCTGCGTTCAACGCTGAAAAAGCAAAGCAAGATCGCATTCGATCTTCAAGGGAAAACTCACCCAAGGCCAGAGCGGAGCGCGAAGAAAATCTTCGCATTATCGAAAAGTCGGATGAGTTGAATAAGGCAGCAAGAAACAAGGCTGAAGCAGAACGAATTCGCGCAAAGTACGCGGTCAAGAAGAAGACTGGAGATAAGAAGTAATGAGCACGATCAATAGCAATGTCGACCCATTGACCGGACGCCCAATTCTTGCTCCAGCAGAGCCGATGCTTAACGAGGTTGCTCCGCAGCCGTCCGTTGGATCTCGACTGCAAGCGGCATCCGAAATGGCCGCTGATCCAACATCCACAGCATTCAACCCAGCAGAGGCCCAGCGGCAGTTTGAAGCGGCCAATGCTGAAATGATGGCTGCGCGAGATGCAGAGGCGCAACGCAAACTTGAACGCTCTCAAGGTATTTACCGGCCAGAGCCGGAAGACAAAAAATACAAGACTGGCGGCACGGCAAGCACCGTTGATTTCAACGCATGGATTCGCAATGCAGAATCTGTACAGCCGGGCGGACCTCTTGATGCGGCAAAAGATCCAGACGCTTTTTACGGCGAATTTGGATTTAAGCCGGGCATGAAAACGCAAGAAGGCGACCTTGGGTTTTTGAAGGCGTTTGAAGCACGACGCGCTGCCGGGATGAGGCCAGATGCGTGGAAAGAAATTACGGCAAGTGAAACAGGTGCCGAATTCGGAGCAAAAGAAGGATCGCTTCGCGTACGAGATGAAAAGTCAATGTCCGAAATTGAGCGCGCAAATCTTGCGATGCTTGATCTTGGCAAAAATATTCGTCGCCGCGTTGAGCAGGAAAAGGCTATTGGCCGTGGTGAATTTGCTCCGTGGATCAACCGGAAACTTGAAGAAAAAGCAATTGAGATTCAAAGGACCGGCGGCGCTGGAGTTGGCCGCGCGCTTGCATTGAGCGTTCCTGCCGGCGTGGTATCCGCACTTCAAGGATTTGCCGGACTTGGCTCAAACATTTTTACCGGCCTTGAGGTTTGGTCAGAAGACATCCTTGGGTTCCAGACAGGAACCACTGGAGAGGCAGGGGCAACATTCTTCAACAACACGGCTGCAACACTTGAAGCAATCAAGCAGTCGATGATTGGAACTTCTGAGGAGAATACCGCCGCACAAACTATTGCAGCAATTGGAGACGGTATTGGTCAGTTTTCTACGTCTCTTGCGCTTGCAATTTTAAGCGGAGGAGCATCCGCTCCAGCGGCTATCGCGACATTCATTGGCAGCGCAGGAGCGCAAGCCGCTGGATCTGCGTATACGCAAGCATACCTTGAAGCACTACGCACTGGCGTGGATGAGGAAACGGCCCGCGCTTATGCGGCTGTAGATGGTTCTCTTTACGGAATTTCGTCCACAATTTTGAACGCAATTCCCGGATACACCATCCTTGGCGGCAGGGCGCTTGATGCAGCAAATGTTCTTTCTAAGGCTGCTGTTGCTGCGTCGGTAAAGAAGTTTAGTTCAAGCCCATACGTCATTAAGAAAGTTGCGGCAGGTGCATTTGCCGAAGGCTTCCAAGAAGTTGCCGAAGACGCATTTGGCAACATGGCTCAAGTTCTTGCATGGGATGCCTCTGGAGGCGATTACAAGAAGCGCGAACTCTTGCTTAAGCAACTCCTGTCTGGCGACGGCGAGGCGTGGAGTAATGCACTGACAAGTTTTGTTGGCGGCGCAGGCGCTGGCGGTATCGGCGGCAAGGTCGTTCAAGCACTTGATCTTCGACAGTACATGCTGGAGAAGAAGGACCGCGATATCGCTTGGCAAGCGTTTGAAAATGGGATTAAGCAGAGCGGCGCATTTACTCGCGGAAATGCAACCGATCTATCACAGAAGGAACTTGAAGACGCCGCTCGCGGAAAGTCTGTTGGCGATGCAACAGAAGTAGAAACCACCGCTGGACCAACCACGCTTCGTGTAACTGCAAAGGACGCTATTGCAGAACTTCAACGCCGCGGTCTGAAAGTCCCGGCTGATGCTGTTAAGTTGGAAAAGCCAAAAGTAGAAGCAGAAAAACCAGTCGAAGAAAAACCAAAGGCAAAATCGACTGTTTTTGATTCCGGCCCTGCTCTTATTGACCGAAAAACAAAAACCGCTATTCCAATTGACAACAGTGGAATTAATTTCGGCTTGATTGCAGCAGGCGTATCCGATGAAGAAGATATTGACCTGCTTGTTTCCAAAAACAAAGAAGCAGTCAGAACTCTTCTCACAACTCCGGGCCTTCTGTTTACCGAAGCAAATCTGTCTCGACTCTTTCCAGACGCGGCTGCTGCCGCAGCAATGAAAGAGGTTCTTTCAAACGAAGGCAACAGGGCAAAATTTGTTGAAGCCCTTATCCGGTCTGCTGCAAAGCAAAAACTGATTGACGTAGAGAGAAGCACAAAGCCGCTTGACGCAACAGAGCAGGCTCGCCTTGCCGAAATTGATTCAATTGTTCAGAGCGATAAGCGTCCGGAAGGGAAGCCGCTATTTGATTTGCTGCGAGAACGCCGCGATCTCGCGCTGCGTAATCTTTTTGCAGTTAAGCCAGAAGATCTAGAACCTCTTAGCCCTTATGAATTGCGAAGGCTTGAGCAGCGAAAGAAAGATCTGGCTGCAACAACAGACAAAAAAGAGCGCGAAAAACTCATCGCCAAAATCGACGAATTAGAAGAGCGCAAGAAAAGCAAAAAGACTTTTGCTGCTCCGCCTTTGCCAGCCGTTACTCCAGATGCAACCAGAAGCCCTCTTCGCGCTTCTCAGGTAGAGCGTCTACGGAAAATTGAACAAATGCTTACTGATGGCACTCCAATGAAGGATGCCACCAGAGCGGATTTCGTAGAGGAATATAAAAAACTAAAGGCTCGCGAAGGAATCGCAAAGCCAGCCGCTCCAGCACCGGAACCGGAACCGGCACCAAAGGAGCCAACTAAGCCAGAGGATTTGAAACCGCTTAGTCCGTACGAGAAGCGGCAATTAGACGTCAAGCGAAAAGCCTTCTTTGAACCGACAACGACGGAAAAGGAAAAGGCTCGACTTCAAAAAGAAATTGATGCGCTCACTGAACGGCTTTCTGCAACTAAGCCGTACGAGCCAGAAATTGCATTGCCCAAAGTAGAGCCAGTCTCTGGCGGCAAGGCTCTTTCAAAGAAAGAAAAAGAATCTCTTAGTCGCTTGACTGTTGCATTGACTGATGGAAGGCCAATGGCCGCAGAGACTCGGGTCAAGATGCTTGACCAATGGAAGTCTCTGAAGGCAAGGGAAGGTATCTCCAAAACATCAAAGCCTGTTCTTGGAGGGAAAAAGCCTGCCCCTGCTGCCCCAGCACCGGCCCCTGTGCCTCCCGCAAAGCCTGTGGAAGCGCCTGCGCCTGCTCCGGCGCCAGAGCCAGCACCAGTGCCTAAGCCCACGCCCGCGCCGGAACCAAAAGCAAAAGAACGACCGAAAAAGAAGCCTGATATCTCTGAACTTCCGGGCATTGAGGAAGAACCAGCCAAAAAGTTCTCTGGGAGAAACATCCACCAAGAGGCTCGCGCTGCTGGCGTAAGCACTTTGCATTTCCTGCTAGATCTTGCTGGAGAGTCCAACCCAGATCTTGAACTGAAGGGAATTGAACTTGACCAACTGCGACGCATGGAATCTGGTCGGGTTTTTGGACCTCAAAATTTTGGTCTGAGCGTAGCAGGGACAAAGATTCTTGTCGGCCTTGGCGCTATTAGACCGGCTGGAACAGGGAACTACATCATGGATGCCTTGCCAGAAGGCATTGCGCCATTTGAAGTAGGAACTAAGCCTGTTGAAACAGAAAATCCAGTTCCAAAATTAGTGTCTGACATTCGCCATGAAATTGCAGTTGGACTAAACGATTTCATTGATGACGCTGGCGACGAGCCAGAAATGGGAATCGGACGAATTGGTTATCCAATTGAAGAATCAGATATCCCGTTTGATGCACAACCGTCATCAAAGAGAAAACTTAAGTCTTCTCGCGTCATCGTGGTTGCAAGTTCTGTATCCGTTAAAAAGCCTACGGTTTTCTCAACTGTAGTAAATCCAAATTCTGATCCAAGAATCACTGACGGGACGCTTGCCAATCTTGCTCAACAATATCTGTCTGGGCAACTTGGAACTGGTGCTCAAAGACCATCTCACTACGTTTCTCTTCCCGATCCAGTTGCTTCTGCAATGTCACATGAAGGCGGAAGCACTGTTAAGGGATCTGGTTCACCTGATGGGGGCTCTTACCGGTTTTTGTCTAACAACGACAAATCAATAACTCGCCTTGGGTTTACTGAATCTTCTAACCCAATCCGGGAAGCAAACCGACTCGGCTCAATTGTCATTGGAAGAAGTGGTCAAAAGAAGTTTTATGGAAACGCTTTGCCACAAAACGCGGTGACACTTCGCGTTGAAAAAATTGGGAACGATTACAAAATCTCGGACAAAGAGGCAAGCGAACCACTTAGCGAAGGCGAGTTCTACGTCACTTTCCCATTGATTGTTGTAGACATTGATTCTGTAAAGGGAGAGTCTGAAGGCGAGGCTCAAGCACGGATTGGGTTTATCGACACCATTCTGCATGAATCATGGCACAACATCATTTCTCGCAAACTTCTTTTCCAGCGCGGATCTATTCAAACTCATAGAAAGATTCTTGCTGATCTTCGCGCCGCAGCCCCAGAACTTTACGACGCAATTGTTGCTCGCGTTGCTCCAAAGTTAGAGCAAGACGTTTATCCAACAGAAGACCATAAAAGGGAAGAAATCATTGTTCGGATTGCTGCAAAGATAAGCCATGCGATTATGGCTGACCCAAGAGAACTTGAGTTGATTCTTGCAGATATCAACAGGGTTGCTAAAAATCCGAATGCCCGTACTGCTGGGTACAACTGGTTTGCAAAAACAGTTTTTGCCGTCGCTACCGAAATTACAGCGATTGTTCGATTTGTCTCTTCACAAATTTTTGGAACAAAAGACGCAGCCGGAAATTTAGCGACTGGTGAGTATGCCCGCATTGGCAACGAGATATCGTCATCGGTTGGCAGCGCGGGCATTTTCTCCGCAGATACGTTAGCGGCGATGGGCGCCGGGCTAAAATCTTCTGGTGATGCTCAAACTTCAAGCCTAAACCTGAACTTTAAACCGCGACTGCTGTCTGTTTCAAAGAACATCTATTCTTTGGCAGACAGTATTGGCCGGATTGTTGCCGAGGCATTTAATCCGTCGTGGTTTAAATTCATGGATACGGGTGTAGGTCTTGCGCTTTCGGACATTGATCCAAAGAACATCGACCAATTCCCTGCGCTGTTGCGAGAAGCAAACAGGGTTTTGCGTCCATTTGCAATCAACCATCTATCACGAGTAGCACCTGAAAAAATTTCATTCGGAGCAAGCGGGCTACCGTCTATTGGAGAAATAACTTCAATTGAAGGCTTTGTTGCCGACGCTCGCACAGACGAATTCAACAACACGAAAATGACGCATAAAGCGTCTGCCCGTCCTGTTTCTAAGAAGAAAATGGGTGGGAAGACAGTGCCACTAGCAGGAGTATCAATCTCAAAGGAATACTCAATTGCACTGAGCACAATCAAGAATGGCGTGTTGGCTGCAATTACAAATGGCGCAAGGCGGATGAGCGAATCGCGATGGTTTGCCCAAAACTACAAGCAACTTAAAGACGGGTCCGAAAAGGTTTCAGCAATTTCTCTGGATATGCCTGCTATCCAGAAAATGGCTGGATACAAGTCCATGAATTCATACGGCAAGCGAGCACTTGCTTCCGCATATGAGACTGTTGCCAAAATCAAAGGCGACAGCCTTGCCGACGCTCTTTCTTATGACGGAAAGTTTGATAAGGACACCGAAGAGGCCATTGCTTCGTTTGTTAAGTCAACAAAGGCAAAGGGCGACGTAGCAAACACTATTGAGTTTCTTGTTCGTGCCGCTTACGGGCAAATGGTTTCTCGTCACATTCTCGACAACAAGAAATCTAAGGGCAATGATTTTGGGTGGGCAATTCCGCCCGTGGTTTCAATTTCCATTTCTGATAATGGCTCTTTGAAAATCAAAACCAAGAACATTCCGTGGGGACTTGAAGGAGAGAAGATCAGCACGAAGGGCTTGGATAAAGAAGCAAAGGCTAACGCTATTGCTAGGGAAGAGCGGCGTAAATCAAAGTTGCTTGCATCCGCTAAATCCAACCTTGTCGACCATGTCGAGGAACTTGTCAATCGGGCAAAAGATGGTGACCAGACTGCCCAAATGATTATCAAAGAACAGTCTTGGTACGACGCGATTTTTGAACGTCTTGCCATTGCATTTGGGAATCAGCAAATGCTGTTTACCGAACTGCTTGCTGCTCTGTCTCCGCAGACTCCCGCTGACATGAACTACGCGTATGCCATTGATGCGACGGAGTCGTTCATCAAGGGCGATTACGACGACGCTCTTAGCGAATACGTTGATTGGACAACAGACAAAAAGAGGATCGAAGAAACCGACCGTATTCGCCAGCAAATTCTTGACCGGCGTAAATACTTGAAGCAGTCTGAAATCCCGGAAAATACAGACCCTGAAATCAAGTATTTGCGGGCCGATCTTTCAAATAAGAGCGTATACCGAGGAAAAACAATTGGCCGCGTTATCTATGTATCGCAAGGCGAAGATTTCCCTGTAGATCCATATGAAGATTCGCAGGGAGCAGTTGTTGTTCCAAAGGCCAAACCATTTAACACCATTGACGATTTGGTGAAGCGTTATGGCCCTAAGAAGTCTGAAATGACTCCTCAGGAGTATTACGTTGCTATTCAAAACTTCAAAGACTCAATTCAAGAGGAAAATCCAGACGCGTTTGACGACTCTGGACGATTGATTGAAGGTGCAACTCTTGCCGTCAATCCGAAGTTTGGAACCAACTCCATGGGAGCCATGCGCGTCATGGCTGGAGTTTGGGCCAAGAATGTGAAGAGCCCCAAGGTCCACACGTTCTTTGCCAACCTCACTGGACGCAGCACGAACGCGACTATTGATCTTTGGGCCGCAAGAGCAATCCGCTGGTCTATGGGTTTGCCGAGGATTCCCGCTTACGCCGAAACATCGGTTAAGGGAAATGTGATTGGCGGCGATATCGACAATATCAGCGGCGAATATGGTTTTGCCCAGAAAATCATGGAGGCCGCTGCTTCTGAAATTACTGCCCGCGGCATCATGCCGATTGACACCAAAAACTTACAGGCTCTTCTTTGGTTCTCGTTTAAGAATCAATGGAGGAATAACGGCTGGACAACTGCTCAGGGTGCAGGCGGATCTTTTGAAAGATCATTTGATCGGGATCCACTTACGCTGATTGAGACAGAGTTCGATCAGACCGCCAATGCTCCTGCTGGTGAATTTGTAGAACGGATTAGCAGCATCGCTGAAGGAAATAAGGATGTCGTATCCGTACGCTATGAAATAAATCCGCGAACGGACAGGCGCACTGTCAATGTAAGCATGGTTGTTCGGTACCAAAACTTTGATTCAAACAACTTTGCTTCTCAGGTTGGAGAAATGGTCACGCAAAGCGGAACCGCCATGCGTGTTACTGTGAATCAAACTGTTCCTTATGGAGCCGAGCGTTCTCCGAACGCAAGGCCGGGGTATATCGTTAGGTTCCCAGCCAATATCACAATTGAAGAGGCAACTGCAATTGCCGCCCAAATTGAATTGGCAAATCCAAACTGGGATGTGGAAATCGAAAACGATGCCAGAATTGACACAAGCAATGATGGCAAATCTCGTCAATCGTTCGGCATGCGAATTCACTACGTTGCAGAAAGCGATCCCGCAGTTAAGGCGAACGTGCTTCGCAACGAGAACGAATCTCCAAATGACGACGCAATCATCAAGATCCGCAACAAAGAATTGCTCCTGACACTCTCTGACCTTCAGAGCATTGGCGTAATTGCCAAAACAGTCCCGTATGCTGTTGAGTCAATTACATTTGGAGCAGAAGGAAATTTCAATGACACACAAGGAGTGGCTGCGTTCACTGATTACCGATTCGGGAAGCGCGTCAACGCAAGATCGCTTTCTGGCGTCGTTGCTGAAGGAAATGGACTCTCAGGACGATTCTCAGACCCAGAATCTGAGGATTACTTCGATGCCAACGGACCCGCAGGACAAAACACCAGAGCAATTGCGGAAGTCGTAGTTCCTGAAGAAATTCAAGAAGCGCACCGGATTTCCGTTGAGCGGACATTCCCGTATGACCCATATCCGCAGGAAGATGTTTCAGCGGAAATCAGGCAAGAACTTGGCGTTACAGTCGATTTGCCCAAGCAACTAAACGCATCTGTTGATTATGAGATGGACGCGGATGTTCCGTTGCCGGCTGGCGTAAAGGATTCGACAAAGAAAGGCGGAGCACTTGCTGCTGTTCGGTCTTTGTTTGGGTCAAACGCTGACATCAAAATTACGGGCGGAAAGAAAGAAGGCGACATTGGGATGTTCAAGCGGTGGTTTATCCCACTGCTTAACTCTGCGTGGTCATCTGGAATTCCTCTTGTACGCCGAGTTGCCGAGACGCTTGTATCGACCGATCTTGAACGCATGCGCGTAACTCAAGGCGTAATTGCCAAGGGTAAAGATCTGTATGCAGCGTTGCCAAAGAAGTATCGCGCTGACAATGGGAAAGAGTTCTTTAAGTTGATGGACCGTTATTACGATCCAAGCAAAGATAACAGCGACCCACAATGGACCGATGATTCGGGCGCACGTCTAACTGACGACGTTATCAACGTGTTGCGTGAATTCAAAAAGGTCGGAGAACAGCAGCGGCTTGGTATCGTTGCCGAAAAGCGTCAAGCCGCAGCCGCAACCGTCGCGTTTATGCCAGTCGCTCGCCTCGCCAAAGTTGCAAAAGAAAACGGAGCAAACTGGAAGGTTGAAGAAGTCCGATACGGACCTACGAAGCGCGAGAAAGTCAAAATGATTTTTGACGAAGATTCTGGCGAGTATCTGTATGCAGAAGATGCTCGCGAGGCTCTTGTAAAAATCATGGTTCCAGACAACTGGGGACGCCAGTTCTCGCACATCTTCCATGCCTTCTTTGGAGCGTACGAAGGAATTTGGTACGACAAGGCTGCATATGACGCAGCAATTGCAGAAGAAAAGAGCGAGGCAGAGGCGAAGAGAATTGCGCGACGGTCCATTAGCATGGATGGTGGCACTGCTACTGAATCAACTCAAGCGGCAATGATTCGCCGTCTTCGTCAGTTCAAGAAGGCTCCGCCTCCCGGAATCAACAAAGACAACATCATGCAAATGGAAATCAAGATCCAGACGCATGTTCCTCCAGATGTTGTTCGATTGAGTGGCAAGCAATACGACATGCTTCGCCGCCAAATCGAAGAAGCGGCTGATATTGAATCAGATGCGGTTAGTGCAATGTTGCGCGGCAAAATTGGACGCAACGAAGGTAAGAAGCGGTTCTACGCATCCATCCTTGAGCGAAAGGGCAAGGAAGGCTTTGACATGGATTTCATGCGCGCGTGGGAGGCGCAGACTTCTGGCTATTACAAGTGGCTTTACTTCAATCGCCTTCGCAAAGATGTGACCGCATCCATCGAAGACTTGAAGCGGCAGGGATATGTTGGCTGGTCGAATCACCTTCAAGATTCGCTGGACTACATGACTACTTTCCGCCAAAGCCAGTTTGAGCAGTTTATGGACAGCGCGTTTGCGAGCATCCCAGTGCTCCGCACATACATTGGTCCAATGCCTACTCGTCGATGGTTGCAAATGATTCGCACCGTCAACGTGATGCGTCAACTTTGGACGGTAAGACAGCAGGTCGTGAACTCGCTTCAGCCGTTCCAGACGGTATTCCCAATCATTGGAACCCGTAATTTCCTTAAGTACATCGCCCGTTACAACAGCAAGGAAGCCAAGGAAGTATTTGCCAAGTACGGCTACTTGCGACCGAATGGTGAATGGTACGAAGGTCGAGAATTTAGACTTACTCGCGGAGGCGGCTGGTTTAGCAAGGCATACGAAAACATCAAACGAATCCTTGAGAAGTCTCCGATTTCAGGGCCGGAAAGCCGGAATCAAAATTTCACGTTCTTTGCGTTCTACACCTATGCCCGCGAAGAAATGGGAATGTCTGATGAAATGGCAGCAAAGCATGCCCTTTTGCGCGTTGCTCAGACACAGTTTGTCTTTAGCAAGGCAAACAACCCTGTAGCGTTCCGCGGACCCGCGCGAGCAACATTGCTCCAATACAAGAGGTTCATGGTTTCGTCGCTTGGATTGGCGCACAACATTTTCAACGACCGAGATTTCAAGACCGGAGAATTGAATAAGCGCACTGACATGCTTGGGATGAAGGCCCGATGGATTACATCGTTCCTTGTCATGGGCGGTCTTAAGGGTTTGCCACTATTCTTGGCGTTTGACTTCATTGCTGACTGGCTTACTGACGATGACAATGCCACCGCATGGGACATCTATCAAAATTTGCGAGAGCAACTTGGAGAAAACGCAGCAAACATGATTTCGTTCGGTTTGCCGGCAGCGGCTGGAGTTGACATCTCCGGTTCTATTGTGCTGCTTCCAAAACCATACGGTCGAACCGTGTATGACATGCTTGGCGGATTCCTTGCCGGGCCAACACTGTCGGCAATTGGCGACGTGTACGGTTCATTGACCGACAAGAATGCTGTTTATCAAAGCGGATTTGATGAGTTTTACCAAGGCGTTATGTCGTCTTCCCCGGCGGCGCAGCAATTGAAAACTGGCATTGATCTGATTGTTGGAGAATCAAATAAGTACGACAAGCAAGGCCGGTTGCAATTCCGCAAGACTACAGAAGAACAAATCCGAGGCATTTTTGGATTTAGAAGTGTGCGCGAATCTTTGGAAAGCCTTGAATACCTCAAGGTTGTCGCAATGAAGGAAGCAATTGACGGTGTTCTTGATGACATTTCATCACTAATTGCTTCTGGCAAAATGGTCGAAGCGCGTCAGCAAGTTGCATATTGGAACCAATTGTTCCCAGAAGCGCCGCTTCCAACCAACATGAAGTTGCTTATGAAGCAGCCGGATATCTCCCGCCGTGTGAGCCGTAAGATTGACGACCGTACGCTTGATACGCGACAACGCCGACTTAAGCAGGTCAATGACCGTCTTGCAAAGATCCTCGTTGACCGCGAAGGATTTGAATCTCAGGAGGTCGAATGAAGCGGAAAGAGAAGACGGTAAGTATTCGGATCAGAGAATCTGACTACGACATACTTATTGGGCTTATGGCACAACTTGGATCTAAAAGCATCACAGATGCCATGACCGAGTGCATACACCTAGCGGCAGCCACAAACAAATAAAACAACACGACCTGCCATGTGGCAGGTCGTGTTGCTAAGGTAAGAGATGTCTTTACCGCGTCAGCGAGTGCCTGCGAACGCGATATAGTCGCAAGTCAGGCTGCTTTGCGCGGTGGAGGGAGCATGGCACCCAATCATCCAGCCCATTGGACCGGGCGTTCCTGAAGATGCGTTGTACTGCACGACAGGACCGGCCTTCACGCCGTTGACAAACACCTGCACATTTGTTCCATCGACATAGAATCCGATGGTGTACACCGCCGAGGTGCTAATGGTGGCCGTGAGCGGAATGACGGTTTCGGTCATTGAGCCCGTCGAGCCACGGACGCACAACTGGAAGGTCTTGCTTGCAACGGCTCCGGTCAGAGAGTCCGTTCCTGCATCACGGCCAACCATGATGCTGTCAGCAGCCGTTGCAATTGCCGCGCTGGTAAAGCAACTTGATGCTGGAGAACCAGCGGTAAGTCCAACCGCAAAGCCAAGAGAAACAGCAGTGCCGGAAATCTTTGTCTCGAAATACGCGCGACGATTTCCGGGAGACACCGTCCAGAAATCGTTGATCGAAGCGGCAACGACATTGTCGTTTGCAACAGCAGTTGTATGAGTTGCAATTGTTACCGAACCACCGTGGGCCGAGTTGACCGCGTATGTTCCTGTGGTGGTGGTAAAAGTTGCCATTGCACTGACCGGACCGCCGGCTACTGCGGTTGCCGTGGTAGCCAAAGTAATGGCATTGACTTCAATGAAGTCTTGGTAGGTGCGAATTGCGCTTGCGGGATCGAAGATCGCATCTCCAAACTCCGCCCAACCGAGAGCACCTTGCTTGTACTTAGTGAGAATCTGTCCCATTGCGAAGACTCCTTTCGGATCAGGCCGAAACGTCTGGGGATTGAGTTGCGAGGACGAAGTGAACGCGGCGATTGACGCACTGGAGGTTCATCGTGGTGTCGATGAACGTCTGGAAGACAGTGTGCTGATTGCTGGCCTTGGTCGGGCCTTCTTCGCGCATGTATTCGCCAGAGAGGAAGACGGGACGGAATGCGCCCCAGTTGATGCCGTAGACAGGATCGCCTGCGCGGCCTTCGAGGTGAGGACACCACGTCACGGGAACCTGACGGAACGTGACGCGACCATCCTTGGAAGCGACATCGTTACCGAGGTTATCGTTTTGGGTTTCAAGGACGCGCTCCAACTGACCAATCACGTTGTAATTGGTGTAGTAGCCGTACATGTTGCCATTCTGGTAGTCCGGCTGCGCCACAGGAGCCTTGAAGTTGGTGAAGGTCGAAGCCTTGCGCCACTTCTGAATAAGGTCATCCTTAGTGACGCTGGTGTACTTGCCGCACCAGTTCTTCCACTGGCTATACGCTGTCGAATCGACATTGGCAGCGCCGGAAGAAAACCCGGTCGGATTGCCACCGTCAAAACCACCGTTTGCAGCGGTTGCGCTGTTGTCAGTCCAAGTAATCCAGTACGGAACACCGTAGATCGACAACGTGTCGCTGCTGCCGCTTGGTCGGCGCCAGAAGCGCGTTTCCATGAAGCCGGCCATGTCCACCATCGCGTCGTGACGACGGATACGAACAAGGTCAACAATCTGCGCCGGTGAGCGATTGATCGCGATTTCGCGGCGCTCAATGGCGTACGAAGTCGAAATGTGCCGCCACGGAATATTGGCCGTAATCATCACATCCGACACGTTGACCGAGTCGGTTGCGTAGAGTCCAGTTTCCTTAGTAGAGCCAGTGGTACCAATCATCAGGTTCCACTGGATGCCAGTGCCGCTGTTGAACGACACCTTGTTCTTGTTGAGGAGTTGGGGAAGAGCGATGTGCTCTTGAAGGGAGTACGAAAGATCGGTCCACTTCATTTCGCCCAGATTGCGCTGGGTCGTCGTGATGAGATCTGCAATGTCATCTGCCTGAAGAATTGGCATGACTGTGTCCTTTCAAAGTTATTCAAAAACGTCGGTCGAATTTGTGTACGGGTCAATGCCTCGACTCTTGAACCAGTCTGCAACTCCTTGTGCCGCGCGCATGCGAGGGTTAGAAGATGATGCAGTCCGCGTTCCCGGTCGAGAAACAATTTGACTCGAACGCTTTTCAACCTTTCCTGTGAACTCAGAACGCGCAATTTCCTTCTGCTTGTCGCTGAACGATGCGTTCAGCGCCATTTTTAGAAGTTCCTGATCGGCAGGGATTCGCCTATGACGTGCCGCGTAGCCAGCGCGAATTGTCTGCACGGACTCTTCAAGGCGCTTGAGATTATCGGAGTTCGGCTTGTCGTCAGTTCCAAACACTTGCTGCCACTCTTGACCAAGGTTTTTAACAAACGATGGAAGATTTTCAGATGCTTGCTTTTCGGCTTTCTCGGCAAACTTGCTTTCAAGTTCGCGGATCTTGCTTTCGTAGTAGTTGTGCATCTTCTTGATGGCGCGAGCGGCATCTGGATCGAATGCCGTATCCTCGTCAATCTCAAGTTCAAACTCGGCCTTCTGCTTCGTTGGCCTTTCCTCGGAGATGATTGGTTGCTTTTGAACAGCGTTTGCGATGATCGACACAAGGTCGTTCACGGCATCGGTGCCTTGCAACTTTTCAATAATCTCCTTCGGCATACCAGCCTCAGAAGCCTTGCGAACGAGTTCACTCTGCCAGTTAGACGCATCGGGATCAGGTGCGGTTTCCAACGCTTCGGCTGGAGCGGCCTCTGAAATCAGAGCGTCGTCAATTTCCATTGTTTCGTCGCGAATATCAAACGGATCGTCAGGGATTTCTTGCTTGTTGTCAGGCATCGTAGTCAATCTCCATATCCTCCGCTACGGTCAAACATTCCTTTTGCCTTCAAAAAGTCCTTTCTATGGGACCTTGATTCAAAGATTGCCTGACCAGTCTGCGGATCGAACCGGGTAGGCACCCCCAACTTCACGCTTTCGGTATACGCGGCACCAACCTGAGTTGGGTGTACGCCAGCGGCGTCACTCTTCATGGGCCAGTTTCCGGGGTTTGATGTCATGCCTCGGTGCTCTGCTGCAACATTCCGATGCAATGTTTTGCCATCATGCCGAATAGTTCCGTCGCTTTTTTGACGGCGCATCATTTCGGAGATGGTCATCATCAATTCATACTTTTCCCCAGTATCTCGGTCTGAGTAGACGTAGAAGGGCATTATTGCTGTCCTTGGTTTGCGGCCTGCATCATGCTGGCAATTGCTTGGTCTTGCTGGCTAAGGCTGTCTTGCCCCCGGTCAGAACGAACGTAATTCCGTGTGGTTGATGCTGGCCGTCCACCGCCTTCGCCGCCCGGCGCTGGAGGACCTTGCATCAACTCTTGCGGCTCAACCTTGGTGACAAGGTCCATAACTTCAGGTGTGCCGCTGAGTTCTGCCGACATCTTCAGGAAGCCTTCGATATCTGGAACTAAGCCGCGCTGTTGAAGGAGTGGAGCCATAGGAACAATGAACGTCTGCATGACTTGCATAAGAGTCTGCATGCGTTCGGTAGGCGTTCGCGATTGCATTGAGAACGGAACGATCTCAATGGCGTAATCAGGGAACTCGCCGTTGCGCCGTTCCGGTTTCAGGTCAGAGACAATCACCATGTCGGACGCCGGGATCTTCTTCGGGACTCGGTAAGTCCGAACAGGATCCGTCCACATGTAATACGCGATGGACTTAATGACTCGCGTTGCGGCATCAGTGGCGCGCTCTTGCATGTCTGCAATGCGCATAGTCGCCTGACTCTTGACCAACTGTTCTTGCGATGCAGTGTTCGTGGCGTTGTTGAGTCCACCAAGAGTCTCAAGATTGCCGCCAAAGTAAGAAGTCAACTGGCGCAGTTGTTGGAAGAACGCAAGAGCGGCCTGATCTACGCCACCGTAACGAACTTCCTTTGTTGCTTCAGGCCGGTCAACAGAAATCGCATCACCGTCGTTTGCGTCGGTAAGTCGTCGGCCATCTTCTTGATTGCCACTTGCAATAAGCGTGACGGTCTTCTGGCGATCCGCTTGGCGACCCAACTTTCGGAACACGCGGTTGCCAAGTTCATGCAAGTCAATCATCAATGCTGCCGGTGGCAGCGGCATAATTTGACCGGGGACATCTCCAAACGAAAGCAAGTGGTACGGACCGCCTTCTGGTCCTTCCCAATCGACAATGCGAATTGGATTACGGGTTTCAATGCCACCATCTGGACCTGCTTGGAATGTTGCAACAATGTTTTCGTATGGGAGCCAAATGTCCCATAGTTCAACAAGGTCCATGTATGTCTCTTCGCCGTATGAACCGCCATCGTCAACAAGATTGGAAACCTTTTCGTCTCCCTGCTCGTTTGACGTGCGACGTTCATACTTTGAAAGATTCGCGCCTTTGAACATCTTCAAGTCGCGCACGGCGTCAATCGGAAGTGCATAGCGATTGCCGCAAAATTGCACTTGGTCCCAGCGTTTTGCCGTGATGTCGAATACGAAGTCTTCAAAGTCAACAACATCTGCAAATGGTTGTCCGGGGTCGTGTGTAAACCCCATGATTTCCTTCTGATCGCTAGGAGCAAGTCCAACCTTCAAGACGCCCATGCCGAACATGGCTTCAAGAACCCATCGGCGCATCGTGTCATCAAAACGGATGTCATCAATTGCAATGTTCAATGCAATTTCCAAGTCATCCGCGAAAGACATGTTGTCACCATTTTTAGATCGAACCATGACCCGTGGCGCTCGCGCGGCAACTTGCCGCCGATAAATGCCAAGAGCCATTTCTAAAAAGTTGACAGGCACCTTATCCGGAGCGCCACCATCGGACCATGCGCCTCCGACGAATTGGCGAATCATGGATAATCGACGTTCTCGGAACGTCTGCAACTTTCGTCGAGAATGGTCAAACGCAGTTACAAGCCGACTTACGCGGTCGAGTTCCATTACCATTCAGCCAATCTGCGCCGCTTATCCTCCACCATTTTCCGGCGCGCTAGGATGCTTCCTTCAGGCACGATGTCTTCGCGCGGTGCGATTGCAGGTGCTCGCCTTGCAAGAGCATAGCAACACAGCGCATCGGCAGTTGGCCGGTCGCCGTGGTTATCCCGCGCCCCGCTTGGATCAATTGTCCTCGTTGCCTTGGAGTGTTCAATACCCCCATTGGCGGTATAGACAATTTCTCGCAATTCGGTCATCGCTTCACGGGAGCGATTGATAAACCGCCCATCCAAGAGCGCCCTGCGGTAATCGCCAAACACGGCTCGCTTGGCGTCTTTGACGGGCCACCATCCCGGAACAGGGACGGTGTTGCGAACCAAGGATTCTTCCTTGGTCTTCCAGTAAACATTTCTGTATCCCAATTCAATGACGACGTCACCAAAATTCCTACCGGGGCCGGGTGCCTCCCAAATTATGTATGCGCCGCCGCCGGTTTCGTCGTGGAACCATTTGCACAGGGCTACCGCATAGCGACCAAGTTCATCCGGTCGCAAACTTGGAGTGACGAGTTCTCCAACCTTTTCGCCGGTGTTTCTGTCGGCAATCGAAATAACCGAATTGCTGCTCCCTGTTCCTGCCGAGATATCAACACCCATGACATAACCGCGGTCATGGGCGACCTGACCTGATGCGTCAACGCCGCACCAGAGGCGAAGCGGGCCTCCGGGGCGCTGTACGAACGACCTCGGTTGAGAGGTCGCCGGATCAAAGTTCAGATCGCCCACGAACGAGGGTGGTCGACAATGCTGCATCACAAGACGGTCGATGTCCTTTGGATCGAAGAACTGAAAGTCCGATCCTTGGAAGTCGATGTCGAGTTCTTGAGCAATCTCTTGTGGGTGGATACACCGCTTGCATTCAGCGTCATACCACGGGCTTTTCGGCTTACCGTCTCCGCCGATGTACAGACCTTCTGCCTTGACTGGGTGCTTAGTCCAGTGCAAGACAACTTGCTTGACCGACTCTGAGTGGGCAACGTCATAGAAAGCATTGCCAACTCCGTCTGGAGTTGAGTTAAAGATGCGGCTCTTCGTTGCATCGCGCGTTGATGCAAGCGCCTTGTATCCAGCGTCTACATCAAATGCTGCAAACTCGTCCATGCCAATTGCAGTGCGCCGGTCACCGCGGGCCACATCTCCCGTCGTTGATTCGCCATCAATGGCACTGCCGTTGTCTTCGTTTGTTAGTCGCAGGGCGGTGCGCGTAAACCGAGGCAACAGCCAACCCGGCTGATTACGGATCAGGTAGTCAATCTTCCAAAACAGCGACTTGGAATTGCCCGGCTTATCGACATAGTCCTCATTACGGCTCACGAGGAGGAACGATTGACCATGCTTGAAATGCCAGCGCCATTCAAACAAGGCGCACAGCATCCAAGATGCCCCCATATCGCGGCTCTTTTTAATGCAAATGTCTCGCTTGCCTACCGAATCATC